CGCAGATGAGCGCAAGCTCTACGATATGCTTAAACACGACCTACTTATCCCGCTGAAGGATGGCGACATAGACGCTGCCAACGCTGCATCGCTGACAGGAAAATTGTTGCAGATGAGCAATGGCGCGGTCTATGACGAGAACGGTAAGGCGCGAATCCTGCATGACCACAAGCTGGAGGCACTGGAAGACCTCATTGAAGCCGCCAACGGCCAGTCGGTGCTGGTGGCGTACTGGTTCAAGCATGACCGGGAGCGCATCATCAACCATCTGGAAAAGCTCAAGATCCCGGTGCGCGACATCAAGACCAGCACCGATATCAAGGACTGGAACGGCGGCAAGATTCCGGTCGCCCTGATCCACCCGGCATCGGCCGGACACGGTCTGAACATCCAGCAGGGTGGACACATCCTGATCTGGTTCGGTCTGACATGGAGCCTTGAACTCTATCAGCAGACCAATGCCCGCCTTTGGCGGCAGGGCCAGACACAGGTCGTCACCATCCACCACATCATCACCAAGGACACGGTGGATGAGGACGTGATGGCGGCCCTTGAACAGAAAGACATGACACAAGAAAAGTTGATTTCTGCCGTAAAAGCACGGCTGGAGGAATGACAATGGAGAAGATTTTGTTTTTGAACGAGAAAGACCGGAATGCCGACCGTGATCTCAAACACAGCGGCTACCGCTACAAAACTGCCAAGCCGGTAACGGGTTTGAAACCCAAACGCGATGAGGTCGGTTTCACGATCCCTTATGCGATGTTCCGTCCTATCCGGGAACCGGGCTTGCTCTGCGAGCTGCTGGGAGACAACCCGGTACGCCGCACCGCCGACCTCAAGATGAACTTTGACTTCCTGGTCAAAGACCTCTACGAGAATGAGGTCAGTCGGCTCATGTATGTCGTCCGTTTGGAGGAACTTCGCTGCCGGCTGATTTTCAGCAGCGAAGACAGGGCATGGGAACGCTACAACCGTTTGCGAGAAAAGGGCCAGCAGGCAACCATGCCCAAGGTCACATCGGATGAGAGCCGTATGACGCTGCTCGACGCAATCACTTGGAAGTACGAATGGATTCAGCAGAATAAGAAACAGTGCTTCCGATTTGCCGAGGCGGTCTATGCGCGGCAGATGAAAGGTGAGACGAGCCAGTCCCGGTTTATCGAGGCGTTCATCCAGTATGCCGCAAACCTGCCGGAACCCAACCGCCGTCTGCTGGATGAGATGTATGAGCTGGCGTGGTACGACATCCAGCTCTATCCTTGCAGTCTTGAGGGCAAGCGGCTCGTGAAACCGTGGTACGACACAAAGGAGAGCAACAATGGAGAATGTTGACTACGCCGAGTGCTATGAAGAACTGGCAAATGCTATCGTTTTGCAGGCGTTCAAGGATTATCGGAAGGCACTGTTCAAGCTGGTGCAGGAGCCGGAAGAATGGAAACACCGGTCCAGCAAAAAGAAACTGGAGCGATTCTTCCACTCGAAGTGGTATCGCACCCTGACCGATCTGGACCCTGCAATCTTGATGCAGGAGGCAAAGCGGCAGGCAGATATCAATGTTGAACGCTGGGAGCGCGGCCGTGCAAAGGCGCAGGAGCGCGCCGCGAAAAAAGCTGAACAGATTTTTTCTGTTGCCGCGGCTATGTGATACACAACATCGGTCAGGAAGGAGGGCTTGACCATGAGCGAAGAAACACGGGTTCGCGATGTGAAGCAGGACTATATGGGAAAAGCCAGAGAACTGGCCGATTCCTATCCACAGCTTCTGGCGAGAAAGCAGGAGCTTAAGCGGCAGATCGACGAGTCCCATGCTTGGTTTTATACCCGGGACGAGGTCATCTACAAGCTATCGCAGGGCGCACATGAGCAGGGAGAGCGAGTCAAAACCAGCGGCACATCCAACCCGGTGGAGCGCACCGTCCTCAACTGCGACAAGGTGCTGGCATCCTTGAACCGAGAGATTCAGGAGCGCCGGGACGAGGAACTGATCGAGCCGTACCGCCGTGTCTGCGAGAAAATCGAGTTGTTCGAGATTGGACTGCGCAGTCTGCGCGGGCAGACACAGCTTGTTGCCCAGCAGCTCTTTGTGCAGCGGAAAGCCATCCCCACGGTGGAGGACAGCTCCGGCAAGGTGCTGGGGCGTAAAACCGTGGAGGCTGAACGGGAGAAGGCACTGGAGAAAATTGCGGTCGTCTTGGAATACAAAGACCGCATGAGGGGAGGGAAACAGAATGGCAAGACCGAGTATTCTGGGAAATCATCCGCCAACTGAAGCAGAGGTGAATCACGCACTTGAGTGCTGCAAGGCGATTCCCCACATTCGAGAGGAACTGCTGGCGATGGAGCAGGAAATGTCTGACATCAAGGAAAGTCTGAATAAAGCCGAGAGCCAGAACGAGCAAGAACTGTATGAATTCATGCTCGAAGAAAAGGAAAAGAAGTGTCAGCAGAAATGGGAGGCGCTGGAGAAGCTGATCCGTGCGATATGGGCAATTCCACATGCCAATGCAAGGGCGGCTGTTGCAGGTTTCTATTTGAAAGGCAAAGCCCTCAAAGAAATCTGTGATTCGCAGGACCATGTACTTGGAGTAAATCGTGCCCGACACTTCAAAAAGTTGGGCTTGGAGTTGCTTGCTTTGGAGCTGCGAAAACTTGAAGAAAAAAAGTTGAAATAGACCGCACATTTCTGGGGTTTATTGACATTTTCAAAGGTTTTCTGACAAAATCATTTCTTTACGGTACGTCCGCAATTTGGTATAATATAAACTGGAAAAGCTGGATAGAGAGCAGTGTGCCGAAGCGGTCAGAAGTGACCATGCTTCGGCTTTTTTGTTTCCATTTTCAATCCTCATTTTGCTTTGCCATCATACGCTTTGCTTTCATGCGTCTTTTCTCCTTGACGCTGACGCAGTTCTCTATCCGGCTTTTACTTTTACATCAACTTTCAATCTATCAGCCAACCGGCCACGAAAACGAGGTGAAGATATTTTGGGTCGCAAGAATAAAAACGGTCGTTCCAGACCTCATGTGAATAAATACATCAACCAGAAAGGGCGGCTGCTCCGTAAGCAGTCCATTGCCCGGCCCGCCGTCAAGGTGGCTCCCCAAGAGGCATCGCAGCAGGAGTCTTCCCAGCAGCAAGAGACACCGCAGCAAATGGTGCAGCGGTTCGAGATCTGGTTTGCCGAGCTGGGTGACCACTTCGGCAGTTCCGTGCAGAGCGGCAGCCGTCCGGTGCTGGTCATCAGCAACGATGTGGCGAACCGCTTCTCCAGCACCCTGACGGTGATTCCACTGACCACAGTGCAGAAAAAGCTGAATCTGCCCACGCACATTCAGATCGCAGAGGCTGACTGCCGGATGATCAACGACCACGCATATCTGCGCAACTCTGTCGCGCTGGCAGAGCAGGTCACGACCATCGGCAAGAACGCCCTGCTGAACAAGCTGGGCAGCCTGACTTCCACCGCCAAGCAGCGGGAAGTGGAGCGGGCAATCGCAGTGTTCTTCAACATGGGCACAACTGACACAGGCAGTAATACTGACATTACGAAGAAGGAGGCGAGAACGTGGTAGACATCAAGAACATCCCGGCAAAATTGAAGAGCGACTGCCGGTTCTGCGTCTGGAAATTTGAAAAGCGCAGCGGTCAGAAGACCAAGATGCCGTACAACCCGGCCAACGGTGACCGTGCCAGAATCAACGACCTGCGCACCTTTGCTGATTTCAAGACCACCCTCATGGCTTATGCGATGGGCGGTTATGACGGTATCGGCATCGCGGTCGGTAACGGCATCGGCGCATTCGATATCGACCACTGTATCCGAGAGGACGGTACGCTGAACGACACAGCAGCGACCGTCCTTTCTATTTTCCCTACGGCATACGTTGAGAAGTCTCCGTCCGGTAAGGGACTGCGAGGCTTTTTTTGTGTGCCGGAAGATTTTGTCTATGACAAGACAGTCTATTACATCAACAACCGCAGCAAAGGGCTGGAAGTGTACATGCCCGGTGCGACGAACCGCTTCGTCACCGTGACGGGAGATGTTTACCGCACAGGCGAGATTCCAAACGATGAAACAGCGATGACCACTTTGCTGGACTCGTTGATGAAGCGGTCGAAGCAGGTGCAGAACACACAGCTCCGGCATCACTCGTATCTGGACGATGACGCTGTCATTGCCCATGCAGAGGAAGCCGGCAACAGCGACAAGTTCAAGAGGCTCTTTGCCGGCGACTGGGAAGACCTGTACGACAGCCAGTCGGATGCGGACATGGCACTCCTGTCCATCCTCGCATTTTGGTGCGGCTGCGATGAAGAACAGATGGACCGCATCTTCCGAACCTCCGGCCTGATGCGTGACAAGTGGGATCGTCGGCAGGCTGGTACGACCTACGGTGCGATTTCCATCCGGAACACCGTCAACACCTGTGCTGCGGTGTATGTTCCGGTCAACGCACAGGACATCGTGGACGAAGAGTTCACCAGACTGGATGAAGATGAAGCATTCCAGCCTGACCTTTCCAAAATCACAGCAACGCTGGAGGAAATGGCTCCTCATACAAACCCGCGCTATGGCCGTGATGAAATCGGTATGGGCAATGCCTTTGCTGATTATTTCAAGTCCATTGCACGTTACAATAGTGAGCGCGGCATCTGGTATGTCTATGACGGTACTGTCTGGAGAGCCGATTCGGAAAATCTGCGTGTAGCGGAGCTGGCAAAACTGCTGGCGGACAAGCTGTATGTGTTCGCCCTGACGATTACTGAGGAGGATGCACGAAAGCGGTTCATCGACCGCGTGCGAAAGCTCCAGCTCCGCAGGAACCGTGACACAATGGTGAAGGATGCAAAGTCGGTTTATCCGCTTTCCATGAAGAATTTTGACAGAGACATCTATCTGTTCAACATGGCGAACGGAACACTGAATCTTCGCACCGGCGAATTCCGGGAACACCGGCCGGAGGACTATCTCACAAAGGTGTCCCCGGTGGAGTACGACCCGGATGCAAAGTGTGACCGCTTTGTCCGATTCATGGATGAAGTCATGATGGGTGACAAGGACACTATCCGATACACACAGAAAGCTCTGGGCTATGCCCTGTCTGGTGATACCCGAATGGAGTGCTTCTTTATACTTTATGGTGCGACCTCCCGAAACGGTAAAGGTACACTGATGGAGTCTTTTCTGCGGCTTATGGGCGATTACGGCAGAAACGCTGATCCTGTGATGCTTGCGATGAAGTTCAATGCCCAGAGCAACGGTCCTACCGAAGAACTGGCACGTCTGGCCGGCTCTCGTTTCGTCAATATCTCCGAGCCGGAGAAAAAGCTGACCATTGATGCAGCTCTGACCAAGCGTCTGACAGGTAATGACACGATCACTGCCCGTTTTCTGCATGAGAACTCTTTCGAGTTCCGGGCCAGCTTTAAGATTTTCATCAACACGAACTATCAGCCGAATATCACGGATCTGACCCTGTTTCATTCTGGACGTGTGAAGATGATTCCGTTTAACCGGCACTTCGAGGAGAGTGAGCAGGATAAAGGGCTGAAGGCATTTTTTGCGGAGCCGGAGAATATGTCCGGTATCTTCAACTGGGTCTACGAGGGTTTCAAGCTGTTCATCAAGGAAGGGCTGGAAATGCCACAGGCGGTCAAGGATGCCACGGCGGATTATGAGCTGGAATCCGATAAAGTTGGCCAGTTCTGCGCTTTGTGTCTTCAACACAAAAAGGGTGAAGAGCTGCGGAGTGCCGCCGTATTTGATATTTATATGCGCTGGTGTGAAGCAAACAACATCAAGGCTTTGGGCCAGCCGAACTTCAAAAAGGAAATGGAGCGGAGGTTTGTATATGAGATCCGCAGACCGTGGAAAGAAAAGGGCAACTCGACCACTTTCCTGAATGACTGTACTTGGGCACAGGAGGAAGAGGATGATGTGGGTGTCTTGACCGCTTCGGCTCCAGAACACATCGAAAAGTTGATTCAGAAGACGCAGGCGGCTGAGTTTTCGGAGGTCTAAACCTGTAGAAGATGCTCACGCCAGAACTTCTACAAAACAGGGAAAAGCATCTACAAAGAGAGCGTTTTGTAGATGAGAAATCGAGGATTTAAGATGCAACAGTCGCCCCAAGAAGGAAAAAACGCATTTTCGATGAAAAATGACCGATTTTTGCTTCTACAGAGCTTCTACAAAAATCAGAGTACTTGAAACACGAAAATAACGATTTTAAGCTGTTTTCTGTGCCTCTTTATTGCTTTTATTCTTTCTTGTAGAAGCTGTAGAAGCAAAATAGGTCAAGTAAAAAATATAAATCTCATATAAGAAAAACCAAAATTGGCTTCTACAGCATCTACAGAACAGAAAAATGATTGTGACTGAGATAGAAAACTCAGTTTGTGGAAAGAAGAAAATTGAATTTTTGTGAGAAAACCAGGACCTTTACGAGAAAACCAGAATCTTTGTGGGCATCTTTTGCGGCGGCTCGCTTTGTGGGAAACCAACAGGGCGGAGCTGCGGCAAGGGATGCCTGCTTTGATAATACATGAAAAAGGAGAAACAGAACCTTGAAAAACACAGGAGACTTTTTTGGACAGAACTTGGGTGGCTACAAGGACATTCAAGTAAAGCGGCTTATGCCACTCCCCGATAATGTGACGGTTATGGTTGTGGACACCGACAAGGAAAACAATGTGGTAATGCGTGACTGCGTTGAAACCTACGGGAGCTACTTCATTGCGGTGGTTGAGGAGAATGGCACCTTTGGCACCTATCCGTATGATATTTCGCTTGAGGGTGGCCTCGATATCCGCGCAAGTTTCGTGCCTGTTCGGTATTGCCCCAAGTGCGGTAAGCGTCTGAAGCCGCACATGGATGAAGGCGATACGGCATCGCTGTACTACACCTGCCGATGCTGCGGACACAAAGAAAAAGGCTGGAAAGATTTGGAGGAGGAAAAAGACCATGAGTAAGATCATCACCTGTGAGCAGGTCAGCAACGGTCACCCGGACAAGATTTGTGACCAGATCGCAGACGCCATTGCGACCGACATCCTCCAGCACGACAAGAACGCCCGTGTGGCAATCGAGTGTCTGCTGAAACGCAGCCAGCTCTTTATCGCCGGCGAGGTCACCACCGATTACCAGCCCAACTACCAGCAGCTTGTCCATGACGTCATCACCCGCATCGGTGCTGACAAGATGGGCTTTGATTTCCGGGAACTGCTCCGCATCGGCATCCTGGTTGATAAGCAGTCGCCGGATATTGCACTGGGCGTGGATAAGGGCGGCGCCGGTGACCAGGGCATCATGTACGGTTACGCCACCAATGAGACCGCCGAACAGATGCCGATCCCCTACATGGTCGCCACCAAGTTCCTGCAACTGCTGAAGAACCATCCGAGCAAGATGTTCCGGGCAGATGCCAAGGCACAGGTCAGCTACGACTACGACACCGGCCGGATCACCACCTTCCTCTGCTCTGTGCAGCATAGCCCGGATGTGGAGGTCAGCGACTTCCGACACATCATCGAATCCATGATGGTGCTGGCCGCCTGTGAATATGGGCTGGATGGGAACTTCGAGAAGCTGGTGAATCCCACCGGTCGCTTTGTCATGGGCGGCAGTTATGCCGACTGTGGTGTCACCGGCCGTAAGTTGGCGTGCGATACCTACGGCGGCATCGGTCGTATGGGTGGCGGCGCACTGAGCGGCAAAGACCCCACCAAGGTGGATCGCTCCGCTGCATACATGGCACGGAAGATCGCCAAGGACATCGTGCAGGCTGGCTACGCTGACAAGTGCGAAGTCCAGCTGGCGTATGCAATCGGTGTGGTACAGCCGGTGGGCGTAGCGGTGGAGTGCTTCGGCACGGAACACCAGCCGCTGGACTTCATCCAGGCTTACGTCAAGGACAGCTACGACCTGACTCCGCAGGGCATTATCCAGCGGCTGGGTCTGCTGGATGTGGACTACAACAAGGTCAGTGCCTACGGTCACTTCGGCAAGCCCGGCCTGCCGTGGGAGGAATGACCCATAACGAAAGCGTGACAATTTGTCACGGCATGAAAAAAGAGAGCCACCTTTTCAGGTGACTCTCTAGTAGTTAGTGCGGTGTCAAGCGATTGGTCTGGCCTGGGAGACAGTAAGAGTTAATCCGAGGTGCTGGAAGATGTTCAGCAGGGTGCCAAGGTTGGGCGTGGTTTTGCATGATTCAATCCGAGCAACCGAAGACTGTGGAAGTCCACACATAGCGGCGAGGTCACGCTGGCTTAAACCGAGCGCATTTCGCTGTGCGACCATCGCAGAAACAATAGTCGCGATTTCTTCAGTTTCCTCGATATCTTTGGCAATCATGGGATCAACTGCCTTTACGTGTTCTTTGTAATCGTTCCAAGTTTTCATAGTTCACCGGTCTCCTTTCTGGATAGATAGTCGTCACGTTCACGTTTTGCTTGCTCAATTTCCCGACGAGGGGTCTTCTGAGATTTCTTACGAAATTGATGAAGAAGAACAAAGGTGTCTTTTTCGAGAACAGCATCTTTCTGGACGAAGAAATAAAAGACACGGTTGTTACCGGGGCGCAGTTCCCAGATATCTTCTTCCAAGTGCTTGGTGATGTTTTCGTTCATGTTGGTTCCGTTTAACTTAAGCAATTCCATATACAAGCTGACTTGCTTCAACTGGATGCGTGCATCCTTGTTAGAAGCGGACTTGATACGCAATTCCTCAAGGAAGTCCCAAACCTGACAGTCACCACTGCGCGTTTCATAGAAATCAAGTCTGTATTTGTCGTCGCTCATTAGTTTACGGTCTCCTAAGCTAACTTATTCGTTTGTCCAAGACTATGATAGCATAAATGCTATCAGAAATCAATAGGGAGGGAAGAAAAAATGCCCCGCAGACCCAAGGTGCCGTGCCGACACCCCGGTTGCCCGGAGCTCGTTGAGCCGGGCAGCCTTTACTGCGCAAAGCACCTGCCGCTGCACCCGGAAGTCACACGCCCAGCGGGTAAGCGTGGCTATACAAGACGGTGGCAAAAAATAAGCAGGCAGTACCTCCAAGCCCATCCGCTCTGCGCCGAGTGCATGAGGAAGGGGAGATACACGAAAGCCACCGTGGTAGACCACATCACACCGCACCGTGGCGATCCCGGACTTTTCTGGGACGAAGCCAACTGGCAGCCGCTGTGCAAACCGTGCCATGACCGCAAGACTTTGACCAAGGACATCCACCCGGTGTACCGCTACTGACCCCCACCGGGGGCCGGGGTCACTTCTCTGTGGTGAAGTCAACAGAAGACCGGTGGCCCCTTTCGTGTGAAAAAACGCAAAATTCATAGGCCGGGGGTCCCGGAATTAACGGCGCAAAATGAACAAGGTGAAGATGAAGGCATCGGGGTGAACGCTCCGGTGCCTTTTGTTTTCCCGAAACGAACCAAAGCGTGTAAAAATCCTTGCAACATGGGACTTTTTGCACGTTTTAGCTTGTTCCGGGACAAGGAGAAGCAAGCAGCAGCCGGACGCCGCAAAAACAAACTAACCCGGCGGGGCAGGGCCGGTTGCCGCTTCGCTTCTTTTCGTATGCTTTTTGAGATTTTCCACTGGAATCGCCATAGAAACGGCGAAAAATGAGGGCTAGGTGAGGTAGATGGAGGATTACACGGCTGAGATGCTTAAGGACATGGCGTTTGCGTTCTGTCCACAGTGTGGTACCGCCATCGTGCCGAACCACCGGGGCAGACCGAGAAAGTTCTGCTCTCCGGAATGCCGATCCAAGTGGAACAACACACACCCAAGACCGCAGAACTGGAAGACCGTGCGGTCAAAGGTCTGCCCGGTGTGCGGCAGGGAGTTCTCCTACCGCCACCAGTACGGACTTCCGAGAAAGTATTGCAGTCGAGCCTGTGCCAATAAGGGCAGGGCGAAAGGAGAAATCAACCTTGGAGAATAAAGTGATTGGCGTATTTGCGGTCTGCAACACCGCAGGCATTTGTGTACATGAGATTGACCATGCAGAGGACAGAGTCCTTGCTTCTATGAACGGGATAGACCCAGAATGGTATCCGATTACGGAAAAACCGCAGTCGGAGATGGGCGGGGACAGCGATGAAATGGAGTCGGGCTTTGAGTTCGGCTCCTTTTTTGTACCGTTCTCTGAGGTCATGCGTGTGTGAGGTGCTGAGATGGTTATCCACTATGAATGTGAAGTTTGCGGAAAGCCGGGAAAGCGTGTCTATCCGAACGATAAAGTTCCAAAGCATTTCTTTTGCTCGGTGGCGTGCCAGAACAAATGGCAAACAACAAGAGAAGATATTGTGCTAAAGAACAAAGACCCGGAATTCAGAAAAAAGGTGTCTGAAGGCCTTAAGCGCAGGAAAAAGACCCTCGGAGACAATTATTACTCGGAAGAAACAAAGAAGAAGATTGGCGAAACGACGGTAGAGCATTGGAATAGCTACGATGAAAAAACGCGGCAACGGATGCTGGAAACATTGAAAGCCAATGCCCAGGCAAGGCGTACATACGGTCCCTATGATCTGGAATGGAAAAATCTGAGTGCAGATTTGAGAGATGGGGCAGTGTGCCAACGTTGTGGAGACAGCGGCACTCTGGCTGTCCATCACATCATTCCAGTTTCAGCTGGTGGAGATCGGAGTCGGAGAAATCTTGTTGTGCTTTGTCCAGGTTGTCACGCAGCAGTGGAAAACGCAGAACGCAGGGTCTTTGAAATTATACCCGATTGGAATATTGTTCAGTCGTTGGTTAGAGAAAGGTTGGGTCTATATGAATATTCAAAAAATGAAATTGACGGAGCTGAATCCGGCAAAGTACAATCCTCGCAAGGCTCTGAAGCCGGGGGACAAAGAGTTTGAAAAGCTCAAGAACTCCATTGAGAGTTTCGGCTATGTGGAACTCATTGTTGTCAACACGAGGACTGGCAACACGGTTATTTCCGGCCATCAGCGGCTTTCCGTACTCAAACATTTGGGCGTGGAAGAAGTTGAGTGCGTTCTGGTTGATATGGATGTGAATAGCGAGAAAGCTCTGAACATCGCTATGAACAAGGTTTCCGGTGAGTGGGACGTCGAAAAGCTGGCGGATGTCATGAAAGACCTGCAAGATGCAGATTTTGATCTCGGCAAGACGGGATTTGAACCTCCGGAGATTAGCGAATTGTTTACCAGCGTTCATGATAAAGACGTACAGGAAGATGACTTCGATGTGGAGTCTGAGCTGAAGCAGCCGTGCTTCTCCAAAACCGGAGACATCTGGCATCTTGGTAAGCACACTGTCATCTGTGGAGACTCTACTGACCCGGAGGTGTACAAAAACCTGTTGGGTGACACCAAGGTTAATCTTGTATGCACCGATGCTCCGTATTTCGTGAAACTCGAAAATGCATCAGGCAGTATCAAAAACGATGATTTGGATGACAAGTCAGCCTATGAGTTTTTGATGAAAGTCTACGCCAACTTCAAAAATGCGATGGCGACAGATGCGTCCATCTACGAATTCTACGCGACCATGAAAGCCCGCGTGTTTTACGATGCTTTCGAGGATGCAGGGTTCAAGGTTGGTGCGGGTCTGATTTGGAAGAAACCTCGCGCACCGCTGATGCGTACCGATTGGAAGTTCAACTCGGAGCCTATCATCTTTGGCTGGCGCAAGGATGGCCGTCATCGCTGGTACGGAGATCAGAAACAGACCAATGTGTTCGAGTTCGATGGCATCAAGAACTCCAAGGAGGATGGTTTCGGTCATCCCTCCAGCAAGCCGGTTCCGCTGATTGCCTATCTTATCAAGCAGTCCACCATGACGAACGGCATTGTGCTGGACGGCTTCCTCGGAAGCGCATCTACCATGATTGCCTGTGAGCAAATCGACCGTATCTGCTATGGTGTGGAACTGGAGCCGAAGTTTGTGGATGTGGCTGTCAAGCGGTATATTCAGTTCAAGGAGGGTCACTACGAGGATGTGTATGTCATCCGCAATGGCCAGAAGTTGAAGTTCGATGAGGTGGCTTCTTTCGAGCCGGAACAGGAGGACGCAGATGGCCGAACCTAAATGCGTCCTCATCCACGATAACTTTCAGAACTTCAAGTCCTACAACATCCCCAAGGCACAGCTGGTGATCGCTGACATTCCGTATAACATCGGGTCGGACTTCTACGCCAGCCGCCCGGATTGGTATGTGGACGGAGATAACCGGAACGGAGAGAGCGATAAGGCCCGGAAAGCAGCATTCAACACCGACTTCACTTTCAATATCGCAGAATACTTCCATTTCTGTAACCGGCTGCTGAAGAAAGAACCTATGAAAGGGGAAAAGGGCGCACCGTGCATGATCGTGTTCTGTGCGTTCCAGCAGATCCCCAAGGTCATCACGGAAGCTGAGAAGTACGGATTCAAGAACTACATCCCACTGACGTTCTGTAAGAACTACAGTCCGCAGGTCTTGAAGGCCAATATGAAGATCGTGGGTGCAACGGAGTATGCGCTGGTCCTCTACCGGGGCAAGCTCCCGAAGTTCAACAACATCGGGGAGGACGGCAAGTCCCACATGATCTTCAATTGGTTTGACTGGAAACGAGATGGCAAGGACTATCCGAAAATCCATCCGTCCCAGAAACCGGTGTCCGTGCTGAAACGCCTGATCGAGATCTTTACTGATCCTGGAGATGTGGTCATCGACCCTTGCGCAGGCAGCGGTGCAACGCTCCGGGCTGCCAGAGAACTGGGACGTGACAGCTACGGATTTGAAGTGTCCAGGGATTTCTACCTGAAAGCCAAAGAGCAGATGCTCGGAGAGGAGGCTGTATGAGTACAGAATCGAATATCCATTTAACCCTCGGCAGCCTTTTTGATGGCTCCGGGGGTTTCCCTTTGGGCGGTTTACTGACAGGCTGCATCACGCCGCTGTGGAGCAGCGAAGTGGAGCCCTTCGCCATCCGGGTCACGACCAAGCGTCTGCCCGAGGTAAAGCACTACGGAGATGTGTCCGCCATCAACGGCGCAGACCTGCCGCCGGTGGACATCATCACCTTTGGCAGTCCTTGTCAGGATATGTCCATTGCCGGTAAACGAGACGGGCTGGATGGTTCACGGTCCAGCCTGTTTTATGAAGCAATTCGCATCGTGAAGGAAATGAGGTGTAAGACCAATGGAGCAAAACCAAGATTTATCGTATGGGAGAATGTCCCAGGTGCCTTCTCGTCCAACAAAGGGCAGGACTTCAAAGCAGTCCTCGAAGCCGTCATCGGTGTTAAGGAACCGTCCGCCGAGGTGCCTGCGCCTGACAAAAAAGGCTGGCCCGATGCAGATTACTATCTGGGAGACGGATGGAGCGTCGCGTATCGAGTTCTTGACGCTCAATGGTGGGGCGTACCCCAAAGACGAAAACGCATCTACCTTGTCGCAGATTTTGCAGACCACTGTGCTCCAGAAATATTATTTAACTCCGAAGGCGTGTCTGGGTATTCTGCGGAGAGCTTCCGTGCGTGGCAAAGAGCTGCCTCCGGTGCTGAAGGCGGCACTGGAACGGCAGGCTGCTGTGGAAGACTCTGCCTGAACGACCAGGGCGGGGAGAGAATGGATGTGACCGAGGAGGTGACCGGAACACTCCGGGCGCAAGAGCATGGGCATCAGCCGTGCATCCTTGAAGCGGCCGGTTTCTGCACAGAACATTCCGCCAACGCCAGAAGTATCGGGTACGAAGAGGAACGGTCGCCAACTCTCCGGGCCGGAGTCGTGCCTGCCGCCATCGCTTTGGAAAATCACCCGACCGATAGCCGGGTGAAAATTTCCAAGGATGGCAAGGTGCAGACCCTCACCAGCAGATGCGGTACGGGCGGCGGCAATGTTCCGCTGGTTCTGGATGGCGTGGAAAACAGCGGGGAAGAGGTGGAAAACTCACCTGCAGTCACACTGAAAATTCGTTCTGGATGCGAGGGTGGCGGCAAAGGTGCTATCTGGCAGGAAGAAAAATCTGCTACCCTCGGCTGCAACAATGATCAGACTGTCTTTGTGCCGAAGTGTTACGGTGTCTGCTCGAAGGCCAGCCACTCTATGATGTCGGATAACCCCCACAGCGGTTTCTATGAAGCGGAGACTTCCCGGACGCTGGATCGCAGTGGCGGTGACCCGACCTGCAATCAGGGCGGCATCTGTGTGGTGGAGCCGGTTGCCTTTACCCAGAACCAGAGGGATGAAGTCCGGGATCTGGGTGAGAAAGCTGGCTCCCTGTCTGCACAGCTGGGAATGAAACAGCAGACCTTTGTGGCGCAGCCGGATGACGTGACGGCATTCCATGTGAATCAGCGCAATGAGCTGATCGACCTGCATGGAAAGTCCGGTGCGCTCATGGCGACCCGAAGTGACCAGATGCAGACCTTTGTGCTGCAGGGAAACATGATCGGCCGCAAAGACGAGAACGGTCCGCAAGGCGACGGCATCAACGAAGATGTCTGCTTTACGCTGGATGCCACTGACCGTCACGCAGTCTGCGCACCGGAAGATGTCTATGCTATGACCACCGGCTCCTTCATGAAGGTAGAGGAGAATGTATCTCCCACCCTTATGGCGCGAGATTTCAAAGACCCAACCACCGTTGCACCGGTGCCGCACTTGAACAATGGCGTATCGGGAACGGTGGCGACCGGGGCGCATCCCAGTGGCTTCAATGGGCAGGATGCTTTCAATGACCGGCTGGTCATCGATAACCCGGAGGCGCAGCCGACCCCTGTGACCTACACCGTCCGCCGTCTGACACCGACCGAGTGTGCCAGATTGCAGGGATTCCCGGACTGGTGGTGCCGTGACCTTGGCACGGAAAATCCCACTGAAGAAGAAATCTCTTTCTGGCGAGATGTGTTTGAAACCCATCGCAAACTCGTAACTCATGCCAAGAAACCGAAAACTGAGAAGCAGATTCGTAAGTGGCTGGCTGACCCGTACACGGATTCGGCAGAGTATCGTATCTGGGGCAATGGCGTCGCGCTCCCTTGCGTTTATTTTGTCCTGTCCGGTATCGCATGGGCGGCCGGATTGCCTGTGAATGGGAGTGAATCGGAGTGAGCATCAAACTGGCTGCTTTCTTGGAGCAGCTCGAAGCCATCTGTGCGCTGAGGCCAGAATACCGTAGCGGCGGCAGCGGCACGGATGGCACCTGTGACTGTATCGGTCTTATCATCGGTGCGGTCCGCAGGGCTGGTGGGAGCTGGACAGGCATCCACGGTAGCAACTATGCCGCCCGGAAACAAATGGCGGACTTTGGAGAAATCAAAGCCGCAGATTTGTTTGTTGGCGAAGTTATCTATAAAGCCCGAAAGCCGGGAGACAGCAGCTATAGTCTGCCAGACCGTTACAAGGTCGGCGATGATTTGCTGGACTACTATCATGTAGGGGTCGTCACCAAGGTGCGTCCGCTGGAGATCACCCACTGTTCCACTACGGTGAACGGTAACAGCATCCACCGGGATGCAACGCTCGGCAAGTGGAAATACGGTGGCCGGCTGAAGGGCATCGACTATGGAACGACTCAGGAGGAAACAGACATGAGCGAAGTCAAGATTCAGGAGATCCGAAACAGGGCGACTGTCACAGGTGGTCGATTGAGTCTGCGTCAGGCTCCGTCCAAGACCGCAGACCGGCTGGCATGGATTCCCAATGGTACCCGGCTGGATGTGACCGGGCAGGGAGACGGCTGGTGTGCTGTAACCTACGACACCATTCCCGGATATGTCATGGAACGCTACCTGATCCTTGACGGAGAAACCGAGGAAAAGCCCAAGACGGATGCCGAGAGACTCGAAGCACTGGAAAACCAGGCGGCAGAGTTTGAGCGTCGCATCGCTGTGCTGGAGGGCGGAGCTGGCTGAATCCTATAAAACGGCCCACCGTATTGCAAGGTTGGAACGACCCCGTGATACAGTGGGCATACATATCGGACAATCCTGCACAGTCGTATTTGGCACGGTTTGTGTAATGGGTCGAATATGAGAAATGTCGCTAAATGGCCTTGCTATATTATCGATTTAGAGCGATATATGTGCTACCGAAAAAACAAAGGCAAAGGAGCACAAGAATATGAAAAAGTACGCATTGAACATCGAGAATCGCAAGGTGCTGGTAAGCCGCCTGATGGCATTGACTGGGCTTCACTCCCAGTACACTTTCATGCCGCGGTGCGCTTACATCGTCGGCAGATACACCGTTGAGAAGGAGGGAACGCTTGTGGTTGAAGAGAACGCAGAGCCGGAAATCATCCAGACCCTGCTGGACGAGGGCATCATCCGGGATGAGGATGCACCGCAGACCGAAGCCGCCTGCGAGGAAGTTCCGGAGCAGGAAGAAGAAATCACCG